ACAACCGATATTTCAGATTTTGGAGTTTGTATTGCATACTGTATTAAAAAAGGTAAAATCGTAAAGGTTTTAGAACTTGATGTTCCGCCTTGTACGATTCTAATTCTTTTTTTTAGTTTTGATATTTTATTCTGCGCTGTCGTTTGTATTAACATCCAAATCTATATTTTTAAAGATAGGTTTCTCAACTTCTTCTGTTACTTGGTGATTCATTGATAACTTTCTTAATTCATCAGGCGTTGCAATTAATTTCATCAAAGCCATTTGTAAAGCTGGAGCGTTTGAAGTGTACCATTTAGAACGCATTGAAACCTTTAAAGTAGTTCTATTTGTTTCGAGTAACGCTTTTAGTTCGTTCAGTTCGTTAGAATCAGGTGGAAAGAAATCATAAAAAGTTGGTTTTGCACAAGGTAAAAAAGCAACAATATCTTCCACAAAGAATAACTTGTGTTTTACTATTGCCTCCTTAGCCTGTTCAAATATTTTTTTTTTATCGTATGCCATTATTCAAATTCATTCGTTACTACTCCATTACGTTTGATTACCAAAGTAGGGTCAAGTTTAACCATTCGCTTTACGATTACATCGCAGTATTTAGGGTCGAGTTCCATTAAATTAGCTGTTCTTTTTAATTGATGGCTTCCAACCATTGTACTTCCACTTCCTCCAAAAGCATCATAAATTAATTGTCCTTTTTTACTACTATTATTTAAAGCACGTTCAACCACATCTATTGGCTTTTGTGTAGGGTGATAATCATTCGTATTATCTTTTTTAAATTCCCAAACAGTTTTTTCGTCAGTTGGTCCAAACCATTGAATTGTTTTACCTTCTTTATGCCCATATATACAAGGCTCATAATTTGGAATATATTGTGACATAAAAGCTCCAGAACCACTTTTTACTTTATACCAACAAATAACTGCTCTTACTTCAATTGGTGTTTTAGACAATCCGAAGTAAGTCTCTTTTGATTTTCCTCCAGCATACCAAATATAAAAAGGTGCTGAATCTTTTGAAAATATACAAGCTGTATTTATAGAATCCTCAAACAAACTTGACAAATCTTCTCCTTGTAATTCATCTGCAATAATACCAGTTCTTTGTTTTTTATTATGACCTCCAGTATAACTTACACCATAAGGCGGGTCTGTAAATACCATATCTGCTTTACTTCCATTCATTAACTTTGCCACTTGGTCGCTATCCGTACTATCCCCACAAAGCAATCTATGTTCTCCTATTTCGTAAAGGTCTCCTAAAACTGTAATTGGTTCTTCGGGTGGCGTTGCATCAAAATCATCTTCTTCGGCTTCCAAAACTTCATCCGTTTCAAATGCTGGTATATCAAGTCCCCACGCTTCAAGTTGTTCAACGTTCCATTCGTTTGCTAACATTTCAAAATCCCATTCGCCACCGCTTGTATTGTCTTTTATTAAAAACTCCCTTTGTTGCTCTTCTGTTAAGTCAGTTTTGATAATAGGTATTTCTTTAAGTCCTGCTTCTTTACAAGCTTTGTAACGCATATTTCCACCTAAGATAATCATATCCTGATTAACTACTATTGGTCGAATGTTTAACATTTCTGGAAAGTCTTTTATTGACTGTACCAATTTTTTAAACTTATCATCTTTGATAAGTCTTGGGTTGTTTGGGTTAAGTTTAACCTCTGAAATTTTTACTACTTGCATTTATGAATCGTATAATTTTTTTAAATCTTTAATAAATGCGGTTTGATATTGTGAACCACAACTTTTGCAACCTCCTGTTTTAACATTAAAAACTCTTAACCAAATCTTTTCAGCTTTATGAATGTCTTTTACTTTATCAATTGGTATTGGTAATCCATTATACCATTCAAAAAACTCTTTTAAGAATTTAGTTTCTTGCTTTGTAAGTTCAAAAGGCTTACTGAAAGGAAACAATCTATTTAAAGCTTCTTTTCTTTCGTTACATTTTGCGCAAGGTTTAATTCCTACTGCGGTTGTAATATCTGCAATTACATCTCCAAGTCCTTTAGCCATATTTTATGTTTTATTTTCTTTAAACCTCTATACAATACCGAGTATTCTATTCCTGTTTTCTTTGATAGGTTTGCAATACTTGTGCCTTTAAAGTGTTTTACTATTTCGTTGTTTTCGTTTGTTATAACTCGACCGCATATAGCATCAACCAATAACTGCTCCCACTTTGTTAAGTTCTTAATTTCGTAATTGATTAATGTATTTTGCTCATCAATTATATTTGGGAACTCATCAACTAAAATAACTCTATTCTTTGTAAGACTTTTTTTCTTACTATCTAACCAAACAGATTTAATCGTAAAATATAAGTAAGCATCATTTATTTCATCAAATTTCTTACCACTATCATAAATCTTTAAATAAGCATCTTGTAAAATATCTTTTGCACTATCGTAATCGCCTGTAAAATTATAAGCAATTTTTAATAGTTGTGTTTGATGTTTAACAAGTTGGTCAAGCATTTACTTTTTACGTTTTCGTGTTTGTTTTGGCTTTTCAACAATAACAATTTCTTTTTCTGATTCACTTTCAAGCGCAATAACAAAATCTTTATCGATTAATAATTTTGCTCTTTCGTTTGATGTTTCAAACTCTGCTCCAACAAACATATTTTGGTTAAGTTCCTTGTCTGTATATGGTTTTATAACTTTTACTTTCATTTTTTAATTATTTGATTTAGACAAAATTAGTAATTTATTTTTAATAAACAATATTATTTTGTAAATATTTCATTATAATCAGCATCTTGACCACACCACCAAGTTTTTACATTTTCTTTTGTTGTGTCTTCTAACCAACAAGAACGCCAATCTAAAGTCCAAACGCTTCTTTTACCTATCATTTTACCATCTATAAATTTCCAAACGATATTATTTTTATCTGCAAAAGAATATGTATTGTTTAAACTTAAAACTGATTTTATTATTGTATCTTTCATTTTGTTATTATTTAATTACGCAGCATTGTAATAGGATTAATATTTTGATTCCAGAAATCTTTTTGTAATACTTGTGTTATTTCTTCTACTTTATTTTCAGTTTTTGTATTATACCCTCTTTTATTTCTAATACTTTTAACCTGCGCTGGTGTTAAACTTAGATTATTATCGCTTAAAAATTTGCGTATTATTGCAAAAGAAATATTTAATTTATATTTAATTTCTTTAATAGGCAAAGTTAATCTATTTTCTATTATAAATTCTTCTTGTTGTGGTGTCATAATTATTTATTTTAAAATGGACAATATTCTTTTTTTTGTTTAGGAATTAAATCTTTATATTCTCTTTTTATTTTTTCAGCTATTGCATCTCTTATGAATTTGCCAACATCAATATTATAAAATTTCATTTTTTTAAGTGTTAAATTTTGAGTTTCTGTAATTCTTATAACCTTTGTTTTTGTTAGTGTTTTCATAATTTTGTAATACATTTATTGTAACAATCAATTAGTTAAAAGTAATGTTAACCAAACTTTACGTCATAACCTAATTCTTTCAATATAGCGTGAATTGCTGTTTGTGTATCATCGCCTACATAAGAATTATCTTTTATTTCTTCGTTTGGATGTTCTAATTCTTTACCATTCAAAAGTAATTTAGTGCCAAATGAAGTACAGCAACCATCTCCGCAAGTATAATCCCATTCTTTGAACTCAATCAAAACACTACTTTTAACACCAGTTTGTTGCAATTGCAAGTTCTGTGTTTCTTTGTCAAGCATGTGCTTTACCTGTAATTCATCCGCACCACTTAAAATGCATTCCATTAATTCTATGATAAATTCGTTTTTAAAATCCATAATTTTTGTTATTTTTAGTTATTAATTTTTGCAACTGCAACAAGCCGAGAACCGTTATATAAAAAAAAACCCACATATCAAAAGGTCGTCGTCTTTATCAATGTGGGAATTTGTTAAAATTTTAAATGTAGCGACGACTCTACTGATGCAAATATATAAATTTATTTTAATTGTACCGCTTTATAATAATAATTTTTGTTTTTATTTAGTGTTTGGTATTCGTAAAATGTGATTTCTTTAATAAACTCCTCAAACGTTTCTTTATGTATCGCAATTAGTTTTAATTTAGTGTTTGGGTCTAATGCGTAGGGTTGTTTATTTTTTACCATATTCTTTTATTTTAATATCATATTGCAATTTTTTAGCTATTAATTCTTCTTTAGTATATTTATAATTTCTTTTACTATCAGATTCATTTTCTAATTGTTCAACAAAATCAATACCATATCTTTTAATCAATCCTTTTCTGTATTCCAATAAATTACCACTTAAATTTTTATTGCAGTAAGTATTGCATTGTTTGTGACAATTTCTTTCGTCAAAAATTAAACCGCTATACTTTCCTGCTGAAAAATAATGACCTCCTGCCCAATCATTTGTATTTGCATTATTACAACTAATGCAAGGAAGTTCACTATCACGCAATCTAATCCACTTTTGAAACGATTTTTTAGCATCTTCTTTATATTCTCCTATTGTTTTAAGTTTTGCTCTTAAATCGCTTTTAAATGCTTTTGCTTTATCTGACTTAACTTTTAAGTTTATTTTATTAAAAACAACTTTTCCAGCATCGGAGTTAAATAAGAAATCAGATAAGCAGGAACTACACAAACCAAACGTTCTATATAAAGTCATTTTTCCACAACCTTTAACCATTCGTGCCTTATTGATTCCTTTGCAGGGTTTTTCTTTTATATCCATTCTGTATTTATATTATTATTATCTGTTTCGTATGGCAACCAATCTTTGTTTACATCAAAATTAATAGGCTCAAAAGGTATATTTCTTGAGTATTCACATTTTGCAGTAGTTATATTATCATTTTTTTCTATAAATACAACAGTTTCAGCTTTCTTTAATACACTACTTCCGACGTGTCCTACTGGTTTTGATGTTCCAAAATTCTTATGTAATATTCCTGTGCAGTGCATATTACCTTTTGCAGTCCATTGTAGCAATTTTTCAGTTAAACCAGTTGATTGTTCTAAACTATTGAAGTCTGTTACTAAATCTACATATCCATCAATCGACATTAAACCAATATTATTTTTAAACTCGCTTTCGTAAACTATCCAATCAATAAAATCAAATCGTTCTTTTGGTGTGTATTGTCTTAAGCAAAATGTTTTATAAAATTCATAGTTTCCACCTATCATTTCTAAAACTCTTCTTTGAACTCTTTGCGTATGAAAAGATGATTGTTCTGTATCAAACGAAATTACGAATTTATTTTGAGTATTATGCCCTTTTATTGATGGATTTAATATGTTTGCTTTCCCACCAATATATCCAGCTTCAATCATAGATTTAAAAAATGTTTTTCTTGACTTTGAAGCTCCTACTATACAACTAAAATCTCCATAACTTCCAAATGGTATCGGATACATTGTGTTTTTATATTCACTTTCACGAATTGAAATAGCTATTGGTTGTTGTTTTATTTCTTCGCTTGGGTCAATTAAAGCTTCTTTAAATATTTTACTAAAATCAATTTCATTTAAAATTATTTCAGTTGTTTCCGGTATTATAATTTTTTCAAACATTTTTATAAGTATTTAAAGCCAAGTTAAAATTAAATTCAAAGTTTGCTATTACGTTATCCATTTCCCAAGTTTCAAAAGATTCATTAAAAGCATCGATATTTATTTCTTTTAAGTTTGTGTTTTGTTCAAAGAAATTTGTTCTTTCGTTAGTTTCTAAATTAATCTTTAGGCACTCTAAATGATATTGCAAAGGCTTTGAAAGTATATCTTTGTTTATTTGTTTTGATGCAAAGTTTACATTTTTATAATAGAATAAAAAATCTTTTAACACAAAGCAGTACATTTTAGCTAATAATTCATTATCTTTTATAACTTGCTTATTAGACAAATTTACAAATTCTATAATTGAATTTAAAGCATCGGCATCAGTTGTGTTTGGTTTATTCTGTTTGCTAATTGTGTAACCAAGTCTATTAATTGCCTCTTTGATTTTCATAATCTGTCTTTATTTTCGGTTTTTACTTGATATTGCTTTTTAACCCTAACCCAATTCGTAAAGTGCTTTTTAAATTGATTTAATGTTTTAGGTTTATTTTCTCCTATAGTTCCACAATGTGTTTTAAATTCGTTTAAAGCAAATTTAACTTTATCTCTATCTACTTTATACATTCGCTCTATATCTTCTTTCCATTGCTCTGAAAATAAACAAATATTAACTGCATCATCAAAACTAATAACACCAACATCAGATTGTATTGTTGTTATAACATTTACATTATCATTTACATTTACATTATCAGTTGACGAAATTGAACGCTCGTTAACGCTCGTTGCATTTCGTTTACGAACTTCAGCACTTCTTAAACCCGCTTGTCTTCGTTGTTCTATTTGAGTTTCCCATCTTTGTAAATCTCTTTTTAAATGCATTTTAATAGGTTCAAAAGCTATATTTAAAAGTAGTTCATCTGTTATAGGATTTTCATCGTTTACATAAGCGTAAATGTGTTTTAATAAACGACCAGCAACATCATCAGGTAATTGATTAACTAAACCTTGACTATCTGAATATAAAACAAATGATTTTTTATTTTCTGCCATTTTTTTTAAAAGTTAATGCCCTACTACAAGCGGTGGAAGTCGCAAGTAATAAGGCATTTGTAATATTTTTATAAGTAGCTTCCACTCTACATTTGCAAATATAGTATTTATTTCAATATAAAAAACATTTTAATCAAAATTTATTAAATTTTCTTCATTAGGTGATGGAATATCTATTCCTAAAAATTCTGCTGCCCATTTTTGTATTTCTAAAATATACTCGCAAAATTGTGTTGTTGTTAAATCTGAACTTGTTAAACGCTCAACTATACATTCTCCTGTATCTTTATTTACAATTTCATTAGTTGGTGCGAACAAAGGTAAAAGTATTTTGTAGTGTATATTATCGTAACTTCTTAATTCGCCAGTGGCATCTAATAAACCATTTTGAATTAATGGAAGTACTAATCCCCAATAATATCGATTTTGATTGTTAGAACGATTCTTTTTAGGCTTTGTAAAAGTAATTACAACGTCTTTATCATTAAACGATTTTATGGCGTTTAAAACAAGGTTTCTATTTCGTTTAAATATTCCGTTAACGATTGACGTTGTAATTTCAATTTTCATAATTTAAAATGGTAGCGAATCAGTATCTGGTATATCTTGAGCAGTTACTTCTTCAACAATTTGCTCACTTTCTTTTAGATTACCAAAATAGAATTTATCCTCTTTTTGTGCGCCTTTGAAATTAGATTGAAACGATGCTACGTTTCCGTATTTATCCAATTCATCATTTACCCAAACTCTAACGTTTAAATAAATTTTTCCATTCTCATTTTTGGTAAATGCTTTATTACCTGTTTTCGCTTGTTCTAACAATTTGCTAAAATCAATGCTTCCGTAAAATGAAGTTTTAACTCCCATAATAAATAAAATTAAAGATTAATAAATTCTTGTTCTTGTTGTTTTGTAGTTGTGTATTTAGTTTTAATTTGTTCCAATGAAAAGCCTCCTTGTTTTGCTTTAATTAAAATTTCAGTAGTTGCATTTGGTTTTGATGGTTGAACAGATGCACTATGCCCATCATCATCAACTGCTCCGACATTCAATAAACTTTGAAGTCCGTATCTTCGAGCGTATGTAATGCCACTTCCTTGCGATTGAGCATCATTTGGCTTTGATATAACCACTTTTGTAACGCTCTCTATACTTTCGCCTGATTCGTGTAATAAAAGCGTTTTAATATACATTTCGCCATT